GGCGCGCTGTCGGGCTACGGCTCGGTGTTCCGCGTGCTCGACAGCTACGGCACTGTGATGATGCCGGGCTGCTTTGCCGCAAGCCTGGAGGCACACCGCGCCGCCGGCACCATGCCTAAAATGCTCTGGCAGCACCTGCAGGAGTATCCTATTGGCACATGGACGGCGATGACGGAGGACGACACCGGGCTCATGTGCGAAGGCGCGCTGCTGCTCGACGTCGAAAAGGCGCGTGAGGCGCACGCGCTGCTGAAGGCCGGGGCGATCGATGGTCTGTCGCAGGGCTTCGAGATCCTCGAGATCAACGAGGTAACGCCGGAGGAAGCCGCTGCCGACCACGGCATCGACGTGTCGAGCGGCGCGGCGATGGACAACGGCCTTATCGGTCTCGTCACCGCCGTCGACCTCTGGGAAGTCTCGCTCGTCACGTTCCAATCCTGCGCGGAGGCGTTCGTCGAGGATGTGCGCCAGCCATCGCCCGCCGGTGTCGCCTTCGAGTGGTCGCAGATCACATCAGCCCTGAGAGAACGCGGAGAACAGCTCAGGCGCTTTTGAGTTATTGCGTTGTCGCATTTTTCTACGGCGAACCGGGTTCCACTTCGTCCGAAAATGCTCCGTGCGTGCCCGCGTACCATCCGCAACCCCGCACTCAACCTTAAGGAGTTACCCATGACCGATCATGTCACCGCCTCGGCGGGGGCCGACGAGGCACGCCCGCAACTGGAAACGCGCGCGGCCCGTCCGGCCCGTGTCGCCGCTCCGTCCGTGCACACGCGCGCGCCGTCGGCTTCCGATATCGCCACCGAGATCCGCCGCCAGGGCGCGGAGATCCAGCAGATCCGCGCCACCGTCACGCGCTCCGAAGGCCAGCGCCGCCTCCAGGCGCTGAAGATGCGCGCCCAGACGTCGATGAGATCGGCCGTCGACCAGCGTGATCGCATGGCGCGCCGCCGCAGATCGGATGTTATCGTCGACGAGACGATCGAGCGCACCAACGCCGTCATCGACGCCGCCAACGAGCGCGCGCTCGCGGCGCTCCGCCGCGAGAACGCCGAATTGCAGCGCCGCCTGCGCCGGCCGCAGATCGACGTGCGCGGCGGGAACGGCAACGGCAGCACGCTCAACGCCGTGCAGCGGCTGCATCGCGCCGCCGTTCTGCACTACATGCGCACAGGTCAGGAGACGTTTCGCGGCCAGACGCTAAGGTCCATCCAGAGCCAGGCGGTGCGCGCGTCATACGGCGGTTCCGGCCCAGACGGCGGGTTCCTGCTGATGCCGCATCACGAAACCGGCCCGCTGGAAAAGCTGCTCGCCGAGCGCGTCGATATGCGCAACCACTGCTCTGTCGTTTCGATCAGCGCCTATACCTACAAAGAGAACGTGCAGACATCGAGCGGCAGCGCCAAGTGGGGCGACGAACTCGCCAGCTCCGGCGAGACCGATACGCCGAAGTCCTCCGCCCTCGACATCCCGGCGATGGATCTTTACGCCGAACCGCGCGTCTCCGCCGACATGCTGGAGGATTCGGCTGTCGACATGGAGGGGCTGATCAACGAAGGCGTCATCGACCAGTTCTCCCTGGCGGAGGCGACCGCGTTCACGACCGGCGACGGCGTGAAGCGTCCGCAGGGCTTCCTCGGTCTCGCGGCCGCCAATTACGTGGCGGATGCGAGCTGGTCGTGGGGCAAGATCGGCTACTATGCCACGAGCGCTTCCGGGGCCTTCCCGACGCCGTCGGCGTCGGTGGGTTCCGCAGACCCGTTGTTCGACCTTTTGTACGGCATCAAGGCCGAGTACGCGCAGAACGGCAAGTGGATGGCCAACCGCCCGACCATCGGCAAGTGCCGCCAGCTGAAGGACGTCGAGGGCCGCTACGCCTGGTCGGAAGGCAACCTCGTGACCGGACAGCCAGCAACGCTGGTGGGTCACGAGATCGTCTGGAACGCGCAGATGCCCAACATCGGCGCCGACAAGTTCGCGCTCGCCTTCGCCGACTGGAAGCGGGCCTACAAGATCGTCGACCGTGTCGGCATCACCGTGCTGCGCGACCCGTTCACGGCCAAGCCGATGGTGATCTTCTTCACCCGCAAGCGCGTCGGTGGCGCGGTGCGCAACTTCGAGGCCATCAAGCTGCTGAAGTTCGGCTCATAACCGTAACCGCTCACGCTGGCTGATCCGGCGCGCCGCGCCGGGCCAGCTCCGCGGCGTTCGCCGCCCGGTTCCCTCGCTTCCAATCGCAACTCAACGCAAAAGGCTCCTGCCATGAGACAAGACCTCTGCAACGCCGTGCACCCGGTGCCGCTGATCGCGCCGGTTGCCGCACGCACCGACAACACGGCCATCGTGTCGGCGATCATCGATACGCTCGGCTACAACAGCCTCACCCTGCTGCTCGTGACGGGCACCAATACGGACGCCAACGCGACGTTCGCGGTGCTTGTCGAGGACGGCGACGACGCCGCCCTCAACGACAACGCGGCGGTCGACGACAAGTACCTGATCGGCACCGAGGCGCTCGCCGGGTTCACGTATGCCGACGACGTCGAATGCCGCAAGATCGGCTACAACGGCTCGAAGCGCTATGTGCGTGTTACCGTCACGCCGTCGGGTAACGATTCCGGCAACATCTTCCTCGCCGGTATCGCGGTGCTCGGCCACCCCTACGTGGCGCCAACGGCTAACCCGCCGCAGTAATGATTGGCGCGTTCCGGCTCCCCTGTTGGGAACCGGCCGGAACGCGCGTTTGATGTTGACCGCGAGCGGCGATGAGCCGCTCGCTCTGTCTTCGGGGGCGGCATGCGCGACACGGATCCTGGCTACGACATCGAGGTTACGGCGGCGGCAGGTGCCGAGCCCGTCAGCCTTGCCGAAGCCAAAGCGCACTTGCGCGTCCTGCATGCGGACGAGGACGCGCTGATCACCCGCTATGTGAAAGCCGCCACCAGTCACCTCGAGGGGATCACGGGCCGTGCCCTCATCACGCGCACGCTGAAGCTGTCGTGCGATGCTTTTCCGAGTGACGCGCGGGAAGGACTGCCGCTGCGCATGCCGCCAGTGGGCGCGATCACCGAGATCAGGTATTTCGACTTCGACGGCGTCCAGCAGACGCTTGACGCTGGCGACTACTATCTGGTGCGCAGCGTCATCGGCGCGGCGGTGCTGCTGAAGCCCGGCAAGGTGTGGCCGCAGGCGCAGTCGCGCAAGCGCGCGGTGTCGATCACCTACACGGCCGGCTACGCCGCCGCAACCAACGATCTGCCGGCGGCGCTGGAGGATTTCCGCAACGCCATCCTGCTCATGGCGGAGCATCTCTACTATCACCGCTCCGCCGTTGGCGAAGGGCCGATGACGGTCGTTCCGATGGCGGTCGACGCCCTGATCGGGCGCTATCGCACTCACGGGTGGATCTGATGAGTTCCGGCGCGCGCGACGCGCTGGTGTCGTTCCAGCGCGAGACCGGCACGCGCCGTGCGGGCGGCGGTTACGACAAGGCGGCCGAGACCATCGGCCAGGCCTGGGCCAAGATCGAGTGGATCAGGGGCGGAGAGGCGGATCGGCAGGGCGCGGTGCGCGAGATCGCGATCTATCGCTTCACGGTGCTGTCTAACGCGGTTGCGGCGCTGGCGCTGACGTCGCGAGACCGTATCGTCTGGAACGGTGAAACCTACAACATCCGCGAACGGCCGCGGCGCCTCCAGAACGCGCCCGAAACCGAAATCATCGCAGAGACGGGGGTGACGCTTTGATATCCTCCACGCGCTTGCCGCTCTCTCTTTCGCGCCTGGAGGCGCCATGAAAATCGAAGGCATCGATCAGTTCAAGGCGGCGCTCAAGCGCTTTGAGGACGAGGTCGCCCTGGGCATCGAGGATGCCGTCGAGGCGGAGGTGAAGGCGATGCAGCGCGAGACCGCCGACCTGGTGCCGGTCGACGAGGGCACCGGCCGCGCGACGCTGCTGCTGCCCGAAGCGATACGCATCGAGAAAAGCCCGGACGGTCCTGGCAAGCGCATCGTGTTCGGTTTCATCACCGAGGGGATGAAAAAGGCGGCCTACTACCTGTTCTGGGTCGAGTTCGGCACCAAGGGCTATGCCCGGGGCGAGCGGCGCGTTGCCGGCAAGACCAAGCGCGGCCTGCTGAAGTTCAAGAAGGTGAAGCGTGACGTGCCTCCGAGACCGGCGCAACCGTTCTGGCGGCCGGCCGAAGCCAATTTGTGGCGGCGGCTCGAGACGCGTCTCAACCTGCAGCGCATCGTGACCGCCGCCAAACGCGCGGCCTCTCTCGCCGATATGGAGTAGGATGAATGAGCGCCGCGTTCAACGTCCAGAAGGCGATGGACGGCGTGCTGGTTCCCGTGCTTGCCGCGCTGACCCCGGGCGTGCCGCTGTTCGACCACGTTCCGCAGGGCCAGTCCTACCCCTTTGTGCAGTTCTCGCGCGTGATCGCGACGCCCGACAACGTCATCGCCTCGAAGCTGACGCGGGTGCAGATCGCGCTCACGGTCTATTCCGACTTTCGCGGCCAGGAACAGGTGCTGACCATCCTCGGCGCCATCGAAGCCGCGCTCGACAATGTCATCCTGACGCTCGCCAGCGGGCGGTGCGTGCGCTGCGACCTCGAACGCGCCGACACGGTCCGCGATCAGGACGGCGTAACCTACAGCGGCACGGCGATCTACGCCGTGCTGGTGGATCACTGATTGGCGACTTTAACCTCACGACAGGAGAAAAAACCCAATGGCTGACGCGATGGCGCGAGTGCGCGGCACGACGTTTTCTATCGGCACGACGGCCACCACGGCGTCGTCAGATACCTACACCGAGATCGAGAAGTGCAAGGCGGTGGACGGCACCTTCGGCCAGTCCTGGTCGTCGATCGATGTGACGACCATCAAGGACAGGTTCGCACAGGCGATGAAGGGCGTCGCCGATGCC